GTAAGGTTTGTATTGATTTGGAAATACAGCCAACCGCCGTGTTGGGCTTTATTTGTGTCAATTTGGGCTTTACGAGTTCTATCGCTTAAACCTTATTTAAGGAACGTTTAAAAAATAATTTATAATTTTGGCTGTATCCTATTACATTCTACTTCGCCCTTTTTTCGTCAAATATTTCAATATTTTCCTTAAAAATGGTCTTGTATAATGTAATATGCTCCTACCCAAAATATTATAACTTATTTTTTTCTCATTCCTAATCACTAATTAATCTGCATAATCATGGGATTTAACAGCAAACAATATTCATGGTCAGATACCAAAGTGCTACTGCTTGGTAAAACACTGACTGGTATTCAGGGCGTGAAATATAGCCGCAAAAAAGAAAAAGAGTACGTGTATGGCAGAGGTAGCAAACCTTTGGCGATACAGGACGGTAACGAAAGTGTGGAAGGCGAATTGACTTTGTTGCAAAGCGAGCTGGAATTGCTGCGTGCCGCAGTACGATTAAAAGACCCTACTGCAAATATTACAGATGTTTCATTTGATATTGTTGTCAGTTATGACCGAGATAATATCGCTGTGACCGATGTGATACAGGGTTGTGAAATTATGGAGTACGAAAAAGGTATGAAACAAGGCGATAAGTTCATGGAAATTTCATTGAAGTTTATGGCGTTGGACGTAATAGAAGGTAAGTAGTAATTTTTCATGTTGCGTAATTCGCTAAAACCTTCTGATTACAGCGAATTATGTTCATGGGATTAAAATTTTGTTGAAATACGCTGCCAAAAGAGGCGGCTGTATTTTTTTTCTAAAATTAAAAAATTTTAAAAAAATGGAATTTACACCAGAAAAAATCGCTGCTCTGAAAAAGGAGCATGGTAATATTATGCTTTTGGAAGTTGGCGATAAATCAGCTATTTTGAAAAAACCTGACAGAACAGTGCTTGGTTTGGCGATGTCCAAACGAGATCCACTGAAAATGGTAGAAGTGGTATTGGACAATTGCTGGATTGATGGCGATGACGAAATCAGAACAGATGTTTCTTACACTTACAGTGCTATGGAGCAAATGGACGATATTTTGGGCAAAAAATCTTCGAGCATAAAAAACTTATAAGTAGTACAGATGGCATAGCGGAGCAAAACTGGGTAGCACTCAATAATACCATGCTGCGCTACTATCTGCACTACAATTCACAGGAAATAAACCAGATGAGTGACGAACAGTGGGCGGAAGCCTTGGCTCATCTTCATTATATACGCAAAATGGAAACTGGCAATGAATAATGGTTTTACTTATAGTATTGCTTTTCAATGGGCAAACTCGCCACTTAATAGTCTATTAGGTAAACTTAATGGTATAAATAGGACCATTGATAGTATGAGATTACGCATAAATAGCAATACGAATGCAATGAACCGATTTGCTAATAGTGGAAATAATAGCGTAAGCGGTTTGAATTCGGGTATGACAAATTTGCTTGGTACTATTGGTACGGTAGGCTTGGCAACAAAATCTATGCACGATGCAATGGACAGACAAGGTAGTGTAAATGCTATTAATTTTGCTTCGGGCGGTGTGGCACAAGGTACTGAAAATATCAATCATATACGGGAAACCGTGGAAAAATTAGGCTTACCACTTAAAGAAAGTATGGACGGATTTAAGTTGTTAGATGCTTCTATTATGGGTACAGGCATGAGCCAAAAGTTTGCAAGAGATATGTTTGATTCTACTGGTATGGCTGCAACAGTTTTGGGTATGAAAGCGGAGCAGACATCGGCAGCGTACCGAGCGTTGGGGCAAATGGCAAGTAAAGGCGTGGTAAGTATGGAAGAGCTGAAAGGACAATTGGGTGATGCACTTCCTGGTGCAGCTTCTATTGCTGCAAGAGCTATGAATATGCCGATTGATAAGTTCAATAAAATGGTGGAAAGTGGGCATCTTTTAGCAAAAGATTTTTTGCCAAAATTTGCGGCTGAAATGAAAAATACATTTGAAGGTAAAGTGAGTGCAAGCATCAATAGTGCAACGGCAAATTACGCACGGTTTCAAAATTCATTGAGCGACTTGAGTGTGATTGTTGGAGAACGGCTATTACCTCCTGTTTTATCTTTTATGAAAAATTATTTGATACCTGCGGCAGGTTGGATAGGTAAGCATATAGATTTGCTAAGTAAATGGGCGATAAATGTTGGTGTATTATATGGTTCTTGGAAAGTTTACAATACAGTAGCGGAAATAGCAGCATGGCGAACGGCACTTTTGGGGACGGAATTTACAGCCTTAAGCGGTGCTACTTTGGCACAAAGTATTGCTAATATAGGACTTACAAGCTCTGTTTGGGCATTAACCACCGCTATGCTGATGAATCCTATAACATGGATAGCAGCAGGAATAATTGCGTTTGGCGGTGCAATTTATTACGCTTATCAAAATTCTATTGAATTTAGGGCAACTATTGGCGGTTTATGGGCGGTGCTTAAAAAAGTAGGGCATGATGTAGTTTGGTTAAAAAATCAAATATGGAACTTTGCACAGGACATTTATACTAAATACAAACCTGCATTTGATTTTTTTGGTAAGATATTGTACGATATGTTTGTATATCCTATCCAAAAAATAATTGAACTTTTGGGCTGGTGGTATTCAAAAGTAGCTGAATTTTTTGGACTGTTAGATGTTTTTAATAAAGGTTATAACAATACCGTTATAGAGGAATATTACGGCAAAAATACGATAGCTATTAATAAAACCACGGAAGCGGTTTTAGGTCTTAATGATGCGTACGAAATACAAAGAAACCTACAAAATAGTTTGCCCAAAGGAATGGGTTACACAAGCGTTTCAAGTATGCCTTTCCAAGAAAAAGTAATTGGTAACTCAAAATACTTTTTTGACCCGTATAAACCAAACGAAGAATTAAAACCTGGCAAAGGCGTAAAAGACAACATCAAAGGAATAACGGAAGGTGGGAAAAGTACGAAAGTTATTACTTTTCAGAATGTGACCTTAGTGAAGGAGTTTAACCAAAACGTACAAAACATACAAGAAGGGGCTGCGGAAGCAAAAGAAATAATTATAAGAGAGTTTTTGCAACTCTTGAATAGTGCAAACCAAATGCAATAATGGCAACAAATTCATTTAGTATATCCGCTTTGTATCAAAGTGCTTTTGGCTTGCCAAGAGGCGAGGCTTTCTCCAACGACAAACTACTGAAAGATTTGTATGATACGGAGAAGTTTGACGATTTGCCAGCAAGTGCTTTTGCGCCTGACGATACTTTCTTTCAGATGCGCTATACCTTGCAAGGTAAAAATCCTTATGGTATTACGATATTTATGCCTATGCGTTTGGGCGGCTTACAGTTGCCCAATGAGCCGAGCGTGAGCATTGTAGCGAAAAAAACGATTGTGGAAACGGGATTGGTAGGACAAAAACGAAAAGGGTTTGTGAAAGAACTGATTTCGATAGATGACTACGAAATCACTATCCGTGGCGTAGCTCTGAATTATGCGAGTAAAAAGAACTATCCAGAAGATGCCGTAAAGAAACTACATGATTTGTTTTTGCGAAACGAAGCCTTGAAGGTAGAGTGTGCGCTCACGGCGTTGCTTGGCATAGAACGCTTAGTCATTAAAGAATTTACGCTTCCAGATATGCCAGGCGTACAACACGCTCAGGCTTATCAATTTAGTTGTGTTAGCGATGAGTATTTTGAATTAGAAATCATATAATTAGCTATGTATAAAGTGCTTTGTAGTGAAATACAGATTGGTAATAGTGTATTTACACGTGTTGCAGAAGTAAGTATTGAAAGTTCTACACAAGTGCTGGAAGATACTGCGGTTATTAAAATACCAACTACGGCTCGCTTGAAACGAGATGGAACATATACGGTCGTGGAAACGGCAAAATACTTTAAAGTTGGCGATGAAGTAGTGATTAAATTAGGTTATGATAACCAATTTAGAGAAGAGTTTAGAGGTTATGTGCGTAAGATAAAACCGAACACGCCAGTTGAAATAGAGTGCGAAGATGCTGTGTTTTTGCTTAGGCGCAAAAATTTGAAAAAGGCGTTTAAGAATGTTACGCTGAAAGAGCTACTCCAATACGCTGTTGCAGGAACGGGCATCACGCTTTCTGAAAGCATACCTGACGTAAAGTTTGATGTTTTTTATTACCGAGATACGAGTGCGGCTTATGCTTTGCAAAAGCTGAAAGAAGAATTTGGACTGTTGTTGTATTTTACAAAGCCAAAAGTGTTACACGCTGGACTTGCTTACGACAATGATAAAATTGCGCTGAAATATGTTTTTGGAGAAAACATCATTAGCCAAAATTTAGAATGGCAGGAAGAAGAAGACGTGCATATCCGTATTAAAGCGGTGCATATTCGAAAGAATAATACGAAAACAGAAAAGTATTATCCTCCGAAAGACAATCACGAAGGCGAGTTGAAAACAATATTTGTTTATAATGTAAGCAACGATAAAGATTTGGAGCTTCGAGCGAAGCAAGAAGCGTTGAAGTATCGCTACAAAGGCTACAAAGGAGATATTGAAACATTTTTAGTTCCAAACGCCAATGTAGGTAATGTGGCAGTTTTGAATGACCCGAACTACCAAGAGCGTAGTGGTAAATATATTATTGACAAAGTAACTACTACTTATAGTCGTAGTGGCGCAAGGCGCAAAGTAGAACTTGGTTTAAAGGTATAAAAAATGGATATACGACAAGAAGCACAAGCGGCACTACATGAATTTTTGAAAAATAGAACTACGATACAAGTCGTGGTTGCAAAAGTGCTTAATGTAGATATGCAAGATGAAACTTGCGATGTGCAAGACTTGCAAGGGCATGAGTATTATAACGTGCGCTTACGAGCGCAAAAGACAAGCGGTGGTATGCTGGTTGTTCCCAAAATTGAAAGTAACGTACTCATTGGAAGTATTGGAAATAGTGATATTGATTATTTTATAGTATCGCACAGCGAGGTATCAAGTGTGAAAATAAAGATTGACAACACTTTATACGAGGTTGATAATCAGGGTTTTGTAATCAAAAAAGGTGGCGAGGATTTGAAAAAGATAATGTCTGACCTGATTACAGCAATAACGACATTGACTGTTACTTGTGCCGCACCAGCTACGCCGAGTACAGTTCCTTTGAATGCTGCGGTGTTCACACAAATAAAAACACGTTTAAACTTACTTTTTAAATAATGCCAGTAGATTTACTTTTAGGTAGCAATTTTGATTTGCTTATTGTAAATGGCGATTTCGTCATAGGGGAAGCTACACGGCAGCAACAGCAAATACTGCTTTTGCTTGAAAAAGGAGAGAACCGTCAATACCCAACCATGGGCGTAGGGTTGTCCAATTGGCTGAATGATGACAAAAGTAGTGGTAATGTTGTTGCAGAAATAAAAAAGAATTTTGAAGGCGATGGCATGAATGTTATCGCTGTAAAAATAGAAAAAGGTTGTATTGTAACGGAGGCTGTATATGAATAAAATAACTGTTTTTGTAGAGCAAACGCTCGTTGATATTGCAGTACAATATCTTGGAAATGCAGAAGCTGCTTACGAATTGGCACAGCTGAATAATCTGTCTGTAACGGCAGCATTGGTCAATGGGCAGGAGCTTATGTTACCCGAAGTATCAAATGCAAATGTTGCACAATTTTTTAAACAGTCAAATTATATACCGTCTGTTAGTTTTGATGACGAACAAGAAGGTATAGATTATGACATTGTAGAAGTGAATTTAGAAGTAATATAATGGCAAGAACAATAGCGGAGGTTATCACACAAATAAAAGCAAACATGGCGCAACAGCCTAATTTGCAGCCTTTGTTGGCAAATACAAGTAGTGTATCTATTTGGGGCGAAATTGTGTATTGTTTTGCTTACGCAATCGTTAGTTTGGAGCAACTGTATGATTTGCACAAGGCGGAAATACTTGCTAAAATTGCTTTGATGAAACCGCATACACGCCGTTGGTATCAATCAAAAGCCTTGGCGTATCAGCACGGTGGAACGCTACTTATTGGCGATGATCAATATGATAATAGTGCTTTAAATGATACACAAATAGAGGCGCAAAAGATAATCAAACGGGCGGCGGTTGTAGAAGAAAATACAACGCTCACTGTTAAGGTTGCTAAACTAAATGGTACAGCACCAGTGCCACTACTTCCTGCTGAACTCGCTGCATTTAAAGATTATATCGAAGATATAAAAGATGCAGGTGTAAAAATAAAAGTAATTACGGCACAAGGCGATGCACTTCAACTCGAAATTGATATTTACTATGACCCTTCTATTATGGGCGTAAATGGCGCATTGCTTGATGGTTCGAGCGTTGCTCCTGTGGAAACTGCAGTTCATAATTTTTTGAGCCTTTTGCCTTTCAACGGTGTATTTTTCAAGTCAGCGTTGGTAGATGCTATACAAAATGTGCAAGGCGTAGTCACGCCAGTCGTAAATTATTGTGTTGCTGCACCTTTTGGAGCTGCAAGTTCCGCTACGGTAAATGCTTATTACGAAAGCTATGCAGGGTATTTGACACTGTATGACCAACAAAGCCTTACGCTGAATTATATCCCTTATCATGTATAAACTAAAATTTATAAAACTTTTAAAAATGCTATTGTGGGCGGTTACGAGTAACCCGATTATTATTGCTTTTTTAAAAGTATTCTTTTATTCGCTTGCTTATTTGCATACTTTATTTATGCAATATAGGGCAAAAACGGCATTTGATGTGCGTGTGAATGGGCAGGTACGTATTTTGCGTTGGGGACTAAATGAAGTATTTGATTTGCAATTACAGCGTATTTTGGTGCTTGATGCAGCTACAAACGCTATTAAGTATGTCTATTTGCATCAGGAAAATAAGCCGCTTTACTTGCCTACCTTTTTGGGCAGTGAGCCTTACGATTTCGAGGTGCATATCCCGAACGTGCTGCAAAATAGAGAGAAAGAAATTACAAATTTTATAAACCAGTATCGTTTGGTAAGCAAACGATTTACAATTATTTGGATATGAATAATATTAATTTTACGCAGCCAACGGGGTTTCCACTCGAAGCGGAAGGTTTGGGTTTTATGCAAAATACGTATATAAAAGGTCTTACGGCGTTGGCAAGAATGGGCGGAAATGATAATGTTATTTTAACAGGTTTGATTGACAATGGTAGCACGGTAACAGACGGTTGGGTATTGTTTCAAAACGAGCTGTTTTTCTTTGAAGGCGGTATCAAAACGCCTACATTTTTTATCAATGAAGTGATAACAACTTTGAATAATGCCTCTGGAAATCCTGTGAATAGGTACTACGAGAGGAAGTTGCAATTTGGCGTTTCGAGTAATTCATATTCTTTTGATTTGCTGAAACGCATACAGAGTTTGCAAAATTTAGAGTTCAAACTTAGCACTTGTTTTTTTGAAGGCAACGTAATTATTGCAGGTTGCGATGTAATCAGCTACGATGTAATAAACAGTACAGTTAATATCTCGGCAGGATTTGTAAAGGTTGGCGATGCGTTTCATCAGGTCGCTGGTTACAATGGAGCATATCCTATTTGGATTGATTCAACAGGCGTATTTACTCAAAATTCTACTTCTCCCGAGGATATACTTTTTAATCCAAAAACATCGCAGCGTTTGGCTGATGTGTATAAAAGAGCAATCACACCACTTGGAGAAATCATCATGCGAGCTATACTTAGCGATGATTTTGATGACACTGGTTTGGGTATAAATGGCTTGCTCGGTTGGGCTTTGTGCAACGGACAAAACAATACCGTTGATTTGAGAGGACGTACAGTGATGGGCTATGATGAACGTGTTAATGACCCTAATAATAATGTTTGGGATAGCATTTATAGCACCGTTGGAAATGTTGGTGGAGAAAAAAACCATGTCTTGACGATTGAAGAAATGCCTTCGCATAATCATACTAACCAAACAACTGATGCTGGGTTTAATGATGTGTCGCAAGGTCAGCATGGACTTATACGGCGGTCAGCCAATGGCGAAAACAATACGGTTAGCTCTCCTGACGTATCGGGTAGCGGTAATGAGCCAGACATTGTACGCTCGCCAGTAGATGTACCATTTCAAGGAGAGAATTTTCCACATGAAAATCGACCGCCATTTGTGGTGGTTGCTTTTTTACAAAGAATATAAAAAAATGGCAACAGTAGCACAACTTAAACAATGGTTTAGTAGTGGTTTGAAACCATTGCAGTCACAGTATCACGATTGGTTAGATAGTTATTGGCACAAGGAAGAGACTATACCAATGTCAAGTATAACAGATTTAGGTTTAGCATTGCAGCAATTTATCACGCAATCGCAATTTAATACGCTGCAAAATGTATTGCTTCCAATAAGTCTTAACCTTGCTAATGGCTCTACGCCTGTTGTTATTGGTTTGGGGAAATTGGTAGAGGTTGTTGTTGTAGAAACTAACAGCCCATTGCAAGTCGTAATAAACCACAATGGTACAAACGAAATACTCAATGAATTAATTGACCAAACAACCGTCTTTCGTTTAGACAGATATATGACTGTCGAAGATTTTATTAACATCATTGTGACAGCTCCTGTTGCAGTAAAAATTTATACGAGATGAAAAAAATTATTTTACTTTTTTTGGTTTTACGTTCGTTCAATTTGTTTGCACAAAAAGTAACGACTACCGCAAATACTGTGATAGCTAAAGATGCTATCAAACTGAATGGTACGAAAGTTAGCAAAATTGATACTTCAATGAGTGTTACTACTCCTACACATGATGGACTACCTACGAGCTTGGCTGTGAAAAATTATGTCATGCAAAATGCTGGGAGTGGTAAAAACATTATGAACTCCAATAACACTGCAACTGGTAGCTATGCTCAAACGGGAGCTGGTAATAATTTAGCGTTTGTTGGATATAATGTTTTCTCTATTACCGCATTAGGAGCACAATTGTTAGGTACAAATTCTTGTCAAGTGGGCGGAGCTAACTCAATGAAAATTACCACGCCTTCCATTTATGGGCAAAGTAATATTTCGATTTTAGGGAAATATTTAAAAGCTATTGATAATAACGGCAATGTCGATTACGATACTCCTTATAATTTGGCGAATAATGATTTGACACAAACAGCTTTACAAGATAGGCGGTATAGCGTAGCCGCTGGCAAAAGCCTAACTTTTGGAGATATTAATCCTAATTTAAGCGCAGGAAGTCGTAGCACGGGTTTTAATATAAAAACAGGTGCAGTAGAGATAGAAACTAACTATCTCAATATTAGTGGTTCAGCTCAGACCCTTATTTACAGCACTGGTGCGGCAGGTGTAGCAATAGGTTCTGGACAAAAACCTCTTGTTTTACGTGACCATACTATGGGCTTGTCTAACCCATTGTTAAATAGTAATCCAACTGGTAAATATCTAAAAGCAATTGATATAAATGGTAAGGTTGAATGGACAGACTTACCAGCAGCACCAGCTGGCGGATTAAATAGTATTGTCGGAGGAGATGGCATTTACACAACCGTAAATGGTAGCTCTGCCATTGTAGATTTGGGCGCACCATCGCTACCAGCACAGGATAATTTAAGCGCAAATCGCTTTTTTAAATATTCAGCCAATGCAGGTTTAAATTTTTATAAGAGCGCTGCAAGCACTTCGGGTACGCCATTGTATTTTTATGGAGAGGATAACGCAAACAGCGATAATACTACGATTTCATTTGATTGCAGACCTTCGGGCGGTAATGCAGCGAATACTGTAAATCACACTATTAGGGCAAATAGTCTTGGTATTACTCTTAATCCAACAGGAGCATTGGCAATAAATACATCTACCACTCTGAGTAGTAATTCGCAGACTGGATTAAGTCTATATACCCAAGCAGGTACTATGCAAGTAAGCCATGGTAACGGGTACGGTGTACGAGCAAACAATTCGGGCGCAAAACTTACCATTGGTAAAATGTCAGCGACAGTTCCTGCAACCGATCAATCGGCTTTTAATTTTTATGATACTAAAATAAATGCGCCAATATTGTCAAGTACAAAAAACACGACGGGCGTTGCGACGCATTTTATAGGCTCGGATGCAAATGGAGATTTGCGTGTTGATGCAGTCAGTGAAATACTGAGCCAGGTGCCTACGCTCACGGCTGGTAATGGTATTAGTATTGTAAATAATGTTGTTACAAATACGAATGTAAATACAGATAACCAAACACTTTCCAGGCCAACGTCAGGTACGCTAAAACTTACAAAATTAAATGCGCCTTCGGACTATATTTATCTTGACAGTGCCTCTACTTTTGTTTCAAAGTGGGACGAAAGTCTAAACGGAAATATATCGCAGATCCGTCCTACTCACAACAGAACAAATAGCGGAGGTTCAGTAAAAGTCGGAATAAATACTCCAAATATTACAGGGATTACGGAGGCGTTAGAAGTTGTCGGAAATATAAAAACAACTAATTTACAAATGACTACTGGGGCAGCAACAAATTCAATATTAGTAGGAAATGCCTCAGGAAATGCGAGTTGGTCAAATACTTATATAAGTTCAGGGAAGTTTGGGGGGATAAATTCTCCTACAATAAGTATAACAGGGGCTACGATTGGACAAGGTGGCGACCAAATAACAGGAACATGGTCAAAATTTGGAGATATTGTAAATGTTAATTTACAATTTAGGTTAGTGATTACATCAGTATCGACAGGGGATATTCCTGCAACAATTAAAATTAGTAATTTAGCTCTTGGAAGTTTACCTATACCTTCTGGGTTTACCTCTACTGTTCAAGGAACTATTACAGGAGTTAATGGGTCGAATAAATCCACAGGGGTTTTAAATAGCTATGGTTTTTCCCCTGACGGGTTTCAAGGAGGTTTAGTTATAGGTTGCCCTACGGTGGGCGTAAATACACATATTTCTTTGGCTTGCTCTTTTTCTTACACAATGAATTAATAAACTATGCTAACAATAGAACCTTACGTATTTTTTGTAAGAAGTCCTGCACGAGGAAATAGTACGGTAGTTAGAGGCTTATCCGTATTAGTAACAGTAGAGTAATTTTCAATCAAAACAATACTATGAAGACAGTAACAGTAGAATCAACATCTGTATTAGGAGTAGAATACCTAAAAATTACTTTTTTTAAAGACGGAGTGATCATCAAGTCTTCTTATTTAAGTAAAGATAAAATCAATCCTCAGCAAATGCAAAATGATTATTTGTTACTCCAAAGTTTATCAAATCAAATGCTAAACGAGCTAAAAAAATTATAATATGCAGGTCGTAATTACACAAAAAGTAAAGGAGTTTTTTATTGAGAACTCTATTCTATACTTAGAATATGGCAAGACGGGCAGTATATCAGGGAATGTAGAATCTTATTCTATCAGTGATGCGATGCCTCCAGTCATAAATTTGATACTTAGTTCCCAAGTTGTAACCATAAATTGGAGTTCTTTGAGTGATAAATTTGATAACATTCAAGAGCTAAAAAATTATATTTCTAACAATTACACGCCTAAATCTCGTGTAGCGCAAGAAAATAATCAAAGTATAATCCCATTAGACGATAGCATCAGTGAGGCTGATTTGAAAGAGTTACACGCTAAAATTGAAAAAATTACAGGCGAAAAAATTATTTATTAACCATTTTTTTATTTATTAACCATTTTTTTATTATGCAAAAATTAAAATTTTATTTATGGATTGCGCAAATGTTTGCGTATGCCTATGACAAAATCAGTGGCGTTCAAACTACTGTAACAACTGCGGAAACAAATATCAAAGCGGCTGTTGAAACTGGTGTTCAGACCGTATCGGAGGCTGTAAGAGCTTCTGAAAAAAGTATTGTTGAAGCACAACAAGCTGCAAATAACAGCCTGAGCCAATCAGTAGCTGATAGCAATGCAAACGTGCAAAGAAGTGTTGATGAGCTTTCAAAAAAATTCGATGTGGACGAAACACAGTTTTTGGAAAAGGCGAGTG